GGATTGACGATGTCGCGCATCAAGGCGTGCATTTCGTCGTCGTCGATACGGGAGACATCTTTCCAGGGGATCCGGTTGCCGTCGGCGTCAATGACGGTGACATCGCTCCCGTCGCCGGTTCGGCTGGTGGGCACTTGGCCGGCATGCAGATCTTCGAGCCGACTATTGCGAACGCAGATTATCGCCATCGCCTTGGCGAGGTGAGCCGCAATCCGCTTTTCATCTTCCTCATTCATGAGGCAAGCATATCGGCGGCAAGGTTCGGCAGCCAGCGATTCATCATGATCAGCCGATCTTGCAGCCCCAGAACGACGTGTACTCGGCGGCGAAAAACCCATCCGCGACACGGAAATATCCCTGCAGTTCGACGGTATCGCCCGCAGCGAGCGGCACCATGGTCTGCAGCCAGAGCGCGGTGGCGAGGGAGACGTGGGTGGCGGAAATCTCGCCGAAGGAGCCGCGGATTTCCGTGGTCCCGTTCAGCACGAGCCGCCCACGCATTCGGGCTGTGGTGCTGACGTTGACCTTGTAGAGGAGCGTCGCGCCGAAGAGGTAGGTGCCGTCTGCGGGCGCGACGAAGCGGTTGTTGGCGGCGTCGAAGGCGCCCTGATCGTTGTAGTCGGTGTTGTTGATGCCGATCTTCGTCCAGGTATCGACGCCGGCATAGTTGTCGAAGTTGGTGTAGCCCTTGAAGCGCGGCAGCCGGGGCTGATCGACGATGCCGTTGGCGTTGTCGACGCTCAGCCCGTCGAAAAAGGTGCTGCCGTCGGTCGAGACCGCGAGGCGGAACCTGTCGGAGCCGAACAACCCGAGCAGAGCCTTTGTCACGAAGTTGGTCTGGAGCGTCAGCCCGAGATCGTCGCCTGCCGCCTCCTTGTTCATGGTGTAGAAGAGATCGCCGGAGCCGCCTTCGCCCACGGTCCTGGCGGTCCAGAGCGCGGCGTTGAGCTTGGCCGAGAACGGGTTGGCGGCGTCGGCGGTGGTGCCGACGCCGAGCAGTGCCATGTTCTGCAGCGCGTCCGGCGTGATGCCGATCCAGCCCGCGCCGTCGTAGACCAGCAGCAGCCCCTCGTCCTCGACCCACGCTCGCCAGCCGGTCCGCGGCGGCAGGCGCAACCAGGCGCCGTCGGTCCAGAGGGCGACGTTCAGATCCCAGCCCGCCCAGTCGCCGGTGGCGCCGCTCGCCACGATGTAGCGGTCGCCATCGGCGGGGCTGGCTGGCGGCGCGGTCAGATCGCGGTCGAGGACGGAGAGCTGGACGAGCCCGTCGAGCAGCCGCAGCGCCCCGTTGTGGGTGACATGCTTCTGGGCCTGCGCCGCGAGAATGTAGGGCAAGAGCAGGTTCGTGGTGGCGTCGGCCATGATGTATCCCTCAGAAACTCAGCGTGATGGTTTTCGGTGCGCCCCGGCCAATCAGGGCGGAAAGCTGGAAGATACGGATGGTGAGGCTGTCTCCGGGGCCGAGCGGCGCGCCCCGATCGGTGGTCTGATCGGCGGCAGTGTAGACCGCGCTGGTGGTGGCCGTGCCGAGCACTCGCTTCACGGTGGCCCCGTCGAGGATTTCAACCTCATAGGCCTCGGCTTCTTCGGCAAGCGGCGCGTCGACCGTGCCCCAACTGTCGGCCGAAAGCGCGCGGGACCGTCGCGTCCAGCGGATGGTCTGATCGCCGGTGCTTCGTGGCCTGCGCCATGGCTGCTGGACATGGGCGACGGAGAACGGCCGCAGCCCGACGCCCTCGGGCGTGAAGGCCTTCGCCACGTAGGTCTCGTCGCTGACCGGGCGGCTGGCGGGACCAATGCGCCAGTTCCACGGGATGCCGAGGTCGGCCTCGGCGATGGGGAGCGAGGCGAGCGCGCTGTCCAGCATCACGACGCGCGCGCCCGCGGGGGCCGGGTTGCCGATCGCGCCCTCGGTGCCGCGCTGTCCGCGCAGGAGCCGGGTCAGGCGATAGCGGCCCGGCGCCAGCAGTTCAGCCGCGCCCGCCTGCACGATCTCCCAGACACCCGGCGCGCTCTCGATGGCCAGCGCGTTCGCGCCGCCGAACAGGGTCAGGTCGGTGACGCTTTCCAATGTGCCGGTCAGCAGATCGACCACCAGCGCATTGCCGAGATCGAAGCGCGCGGTGGGACCCGGCCACAAATCCGACACCAGCGCCCCGATCCGCGCCCGGCCGCCAAAACTGGTCAGCATATCGAAGCCATCGGTCGCGGGGCTGCGGTAGACCGCCATCTCGCCGGGCCAGGGAACGGCATGGGCCGCGACAAGGGGCCGATGCGCGGGCTGGTCCTCGCCGATCTGCGGCAGGTCCATGAGCACCGCCACGGGCGGGCCGAACACGATGGCCTTCGAGAGCGCCGTGGTCCGGGCCTGCCCGGGCGGCAGATCGTAGGCCTCGCGGTCCTGGCGCACCGCCTCGATGCCGCGCGCCTCGGCGTCGGCAATGGAGACGAGCCGCAGCGGGACGGACCGGCCGTCATTCTCAAGGTTGACCACATCGGCCGGATCGAGGGCCAATCGCGAGGGCGGCAGGCGGAAGGCGGCGCCCTCGCGCCCGATCCACGCCTCCATCAGCGCGCGACGGGCGCGGCGCTCGGCCTCCTCGGGCGGCACCGCCATCGGGAAGGTCTCGGAGGCGACGCGCGTGGTGTCCACGGTGATGCGCCGCGCCTCGACGACGGCGGCGTCGTAATCCTCGTCGGCGCGGGCGACCTGCCATTTGAGCGCCTGCGGCAGTTCGGTCTCCTGGCCCCGGGTCAGTTCCAGCACATCGCCGTCGCGGGCCCCGCCGCCTGCGTTCGGGGCGATCAGGTCGTCCGGCATGACGGTGGCAACCGCCGCCCGGCCGCGCATCATGAAGCGGATGACACCCTCGGTCTCGACGGCATCGAAGCCGAAGTGGCGGGCGAGCGGGGCGATCGAGGCGCGCGGACTTTCCAGCGCGGTGATGACATAGCCCTCGACCGCGCCCCAGAGGCCGGAGACGTCGATCAAGGCCTCGGGCAGACCGGCGCGCAGGCAGAGGTGGCGGACGAGCGCCGCCAGCGACACCGCGCCGAGCCGCCCGGTCAGCCAGTGCCCGCGCCGCCAGTTCGCGCCATCGGTCCAGACATCGCCGAGTTCGGGGAAGAACGGATAGGGCCGCGCATCCCAGGTCCAAGCGGCGCATTCGGGGACATGCACCATCGGGCCACCGTAGACGCCGGAGACCGGGTTGTTGGCGGGATCGCCCCACCAGAGCCAGGTCGCCTCGAGATACGCCCGCTGGATGGCATCGTCGCGCCAGCCGCGCGAGAAATGCGGCACGGCGCTTTCCGCCGACTTCGGATCGACGAAGACGTTGGGCTGGTTCGTGCCGCGGTCGATCGCGGGGCAGCCGAGCTCGGTGAACCAGATCGGCTTGGACTGCGGTACCCATGCGGTCGGCGTGCCGTTCTCGATCCCACCCGGGCGGTTGTAGTGCAGGTTCGTCCACCAGGCGCGGAGATCCTTGTAGCGGAAGACCCACGGTTTGCTGGCGGCGCCATCGGTGATCGGCGTCCTCACCTGCGCGGCGCGTTCTGCGTCGGAGGCGTAAAACCAGTCGAAGCCTTCGCCACCGGCGATGTTCGCCTGTAGATAGGCCCGGTCGTGGATCGCGGGCCAGCCCTCGTCCGCGTCGAGATGTTCGAACCCGTCGCGCCAATCCGAGAGCGGCATGTAGTTGTCGATCCCGATGAAATCGATCTCCTGATCGGCCCAGAGGGGGTCGAGGGGAAAGAACACGTCGCCGCTGCCGTCGGCAGGCTGGTGGCCGAAATATTCCGACCAGTCGGCCGCATAACCAATCTTTGTCGACGGCCCGAGGATCGCGCGCACGTCGGCTACGAGCGCGCGGAACGCCTGCACCGCCGGATAGGTCGCCGCACCATCCCGAACCTGGGTCAGCCCGCGCATCTCCGAGCCGATCAGGAAGGCATCGACCCCACCGGCGGCAGCGCAGAGATGGGCGTAATGCAGCACCATGCGCCGCAGGCCCCAGTCACCGGGGGTGCCGGTATAGCTCACCGCTTCTCCCGCAATCGCGAAATCGCCGACCGCCGCCTCCCCGAACAGCGCCGCGACCTGGCCCGCCGCCGTGGCGGTCCTGTCCACGGTCCCGGCATAACCCGCCGCCGGAGCGACGGTGATCCGCCCGCGCCAGGGGAAGGCGGGCTGGCCGATCCCGGCGGCGTTGTCGCTGTAGGGATCCGGCAGGGTGTTGCCCGGCGGCACGTCCATCAGGATGAACGGGTAAAATGTGACCCGCAGACCGCGCGCCCTCATCTCCCGGATCGCCTGCACCACCGAGAAATCCGAAGGCGTGCCGCCAAAATTGGGACGATCCCTGGTGTCGCGGCTGACCAGATGCGCATTGGCGCGGGAAACGCCGTTCACCACCCATGTCTTCGGTGTCGTGGTCTTCGCCGCCAGCTCAACCCCCGGCCTGATCCGGGCCACGCCCGCGCGCAGGTCGTCGCCGAACCAGGCCACCACCAAGGACACGCTCTCCACCGCGGGCGCGCTCGCTTGCAGCCGGTCGAGGGCCACCACCATGTCGGCGGTGTCGGCAAGCGCGTGCAGGTTGTCGGGGTCCGAGGAATCGCCGCCGCCCTTGCGGATGCCTTCCGTCGCATAGACGAACTCGCCCGAGGCCGGGATCATGGTGACGGCGCGCACGAGCCCCTCGGCGGTGTCGGGATTGGTGAGGGGTGCGAAGACCTCGAAGCTGAGCTGCGGCAGGCGGTTGCCGAAACCCGCGAGCGCCAGTTCCTCGAACACTACGTAAGCCGTGCCGCGATAGGCGGGTGTGCTGGCCGCGCCCATCTTCGCCAGGATGAACGGATCGGGCCCTTGCGCCTCGTCGCCCGGATACCAGCGCCAGGTGACGCCGGAGAGGTCCATCGGCTTGCCGTCGGCCCAGATGCGACCGATGCCGGTGATCCCCCACCCTGCCGGGCCTCCTCCGCCTCCATTCTCTCCACCGGAGAAAATGGTCCCTCCGGGACCGGCTTCGGAGCCTTCCGATACAGCTACCGCGAACGAGGCGAAGTAGAGGAATTCCGTGGACTTGACCTTCGGCGCGCCGCCCTTGCCGCCGCCCTGGCTGCTGGTCCTGGTCTCCTCGCGAAAATCCGTCGCCCAGATGATGTTGCCGCCGAGCCGCATGCGGCCGAATACGCGCGGGATCACCACGCCCTCGGTCGCGGAGGTGATGCGCAGCGTGTCGAGCCGCTGGCCCTCGATCCGCTGGGTGGGCGCCAGTGACGAGACGATGAAGCTGTCGACCACCGAGCCGAGGGTGGAGCCGACAAAGCCGCCGATGGTCGCGGCGCTGACGCCGAGGATGCTGCCGCCGATGCTGCCGCCGATGGCGGCGCCAGCGGCGCCGAGAACGAGGGTTGCCATGTTTGGATCTCAGCGTTGCGGGAACAGAAAGGCGAATGCGACGCGCCGCCGCCAGGCGCGCGTGAGCGGTTCCTCGATCACGCCGAGCCGCTCACAGGCGTGGAGGAACCTGTCGGGGCCGGTCAGAATGCCGACATGCTTTGCGATGGCGCGGGGCATCATCCGGAACAGAACCAGCGCGCCGGGACCGACCTCGGCGGGCGCGACCTCGATCATCATCCGCCGCGCGCCCTCGGCCAGCACCTCGCGCGGGCCCGTCTCGCCCCAGTCGCGGCTGTAGGCCGGGATCGGGAACGGCTCGGGGCCGACGACCTCGCGCCAGACTCCGCGCGCCAGCCCGAGGCAGTCGCAGCCGACGCCCCTGAGGCTGGCCTGGTCGTGATACGGCGTGCCGAGCCAGCCGCGTGCCGCGGCGATGACGCAGGCGGGATCGGCGGCGGTCACAGCACCGACCCCTCGTGCCCGCCTGACGTGGAAGCGTAGCGCAGGATGGTGTCTTGCCCCGGGATGTGCGGGAAGCCGCGGAAGTTCACGACATTGCCGAATTTCACGGCACAGGTCTCGATCCGCTTGTCGCAGCCCGCACGGGCGGTGAATGCGTCGCCAGCGGCGATCGGCCGAACTGGCGCCTCGAGCAGGGTCAGCACCGCGACATCGTCGATCACATCGTGACCCAGCACCTCCGTCTTGCGCCCGGCATTCGCGCCGCCGGTCCACTCGATGGTGCCAAAAGCGAACCAGCCGGATGCGAACCCGCCCAGCCCGGCGGCGGTGAAGGCGCGATCCCGCAGCATGTCGATCACCGCGCCCGTGCCCTTGAAGGCGGGATCCTCGAGATCGACGCCGCAGCGCGCGTCGCCAAGCTCGGCGTCGCAACTCGCCTGAAACGTCCGCCCGACCGTCTGGCCGAGGACATGGGCGAGGCTGCGCACCTCGGCGACGAAGGCGAGCCGCCCGCGCCGGATCTGGCCGATGGTGCCTCGGCGCATCAACACGCGCTGGCCGGTATCGGCCCAGTTCACCCGCCAGACCTCGACCTCGGCGTTGTCCCAGCGGCCGTCGAGAATGTCGGTCTCGGTGATCCGGTCCGATGTCAGCACGCCCTCGGCGTCCTGCGCATCGACGGACAGGTCCGAACCCGAGCGAACCTCGGAGGCTGTCAGCCCGCTCTCGGGCTCGAACTCCGTCCCGTCGAAACTCAGGGTCCCGTCGTGATCGGTGAAC